GGGGCTTTTCATTGCCCTCAGCGGTCACAGCGGGAGCGCCCTGCAGCGCACCTTCAATCAGGTACACCAGGGTAGAGCCGGAGATCTGCTCCGCGCCGAACAGGTCGCGGATCACCAGGGGCGTGCGCGCACCGGTGACCACGTTGCGGTCGAAGGTGGTGGCGAAGTCGACGGTGCCGGCGGGGGACGTCATGGGGTCGGAGGCGGCCTTGAAGGCGGGGGCGTTCACGTCGAAGCGCTTGCCGACCGTGCCGGCCTTCAGCTGCTTCACGAAGTGCTCGCCCAGGTTGTGGGCGGGCGCGTCGCCGTCATCTTCCTCCGCGGTCTTCCTGCCGATCAGGCCCAGCAGGTTCGCCTTCTTCTCGGCCTCGGCGATGGCAGCCTCGGTGGTCTCGATCTCGACGCGCAGCTTCTCGCCCTCGGCGATTGCGTCCTTGTCGTCCGCTTCGATGCGGTCCTTCAGCGCGGCCAGCTTGGCCTTCAGCTCTGCGAGCTTCTTCTTCATGGCTTAAATCCTCACTTTCTCAGATGCTGTTGATGTATGCCAGGAGTGAATCCTTCTTCGGGTTGCTCGCCTTCCGCTCCTCCGCCTTCGCGTTGGCGTCCGGGTCGTCCTCCCCGTCATCCTGCTCCTGCTCAATCTCCCCCAGGACAGCCTGGAGGAGGCTGATGGCCTCTTTAATCTTGTCCTCGTCCGCCTTGGAGTTGCGGCGGCCGGACTTCACGTCCAGCACGCCGGCGTCGTCGTTGGCCGGGACCGTGACGGCGCTGATCTCGTACAGATCCAGCTCACGCAGCTCGTTGGCCTTCATGCCGTCCTCCAGCGTGACCTGTCCAGCCTCCTTCACGTCGTAGGCGAAGGAGAACTTCTTCAGCCGGCCGTCCTTGTACAGGCCGCGGACGCGCTGGGCCTCCTCCGTCTCATCGAAGGTCGCCACGAAGTGCAGGCCGACCTCGTCCTCGTTGGCGTCGGCGGTGCCGATGAAGGCGCCCAGGTCGTCCATTCTGTGGGCCCACAGGAACGGGATGCCCTTGCCGCCCTTCCAACGCTCGGCCAGGGTCTTCGTGAAAGCCCCCTCTTTGACCACGTCGCCGTAGCTGTCAGGCTTGCGGATCCATGTCGAGGCGTACCCCTCGATCTGGCCGTTGCCGACGTCCTTGTACTGTACGCTAAAACTCTTGATCTTCATCCGCTCATCCCTCCACGATGATCCTCGTCTCACAGTTGCACCCGCATGATTCCGACGGGTCCAGGGTATCGTCGCCTGGCCAGTAGGCCCCGTTGGAAAATGCGTCGTCGATGTCCACCGTCTGGCCGTCCATCATGATGTGGGACAGCCGGGCGTTGGGGCCGGTGACCCACTGTTTGAGCACCCGCTTGGTGCTGCCCTGTTCCCGGCTCTGCCTCGCCGCCTCGGAGGTGCCGATGCCCGCGAAGGTTCGCGCCAGCATCGCGCCCAGCAGGCTGGACTCGTTGCCCTCGCGCTCTGCCATTTCGTGCTTCGCGAGTTCCGTCGGGTCGTCCTCGCCATCCTCCAGAGCTGCCAGCAGCTTCTCCAGCGTCGTCTTGTTGATCTTCCGGGCGTGGGACATGGTGATCTTTTTTAGATACTTGACTGCCCACTCCGGGATATACTCGGTGTCCAGCTCCTCGGCCATCTCCTCGCCGTGGGTGGCGGCGATGGCGGATAGCACCGGCTCCAGGTCCTTGGCCAGCTCCTTGTCCCAGCGCTCCGCGTCCCACCAGGTCGCGCTCTTCGCGCCCAGCTTGGGCAGAACGCTGGCGGCCTGGCGCTTGAAGAACTTGCTCAGGGTCTTTTCGACCTCTGCGCACTCCTCCTCGGAGGGTTTGGTCTTGACTCCCTTGCCGCCAGCCTTGAAGCGGACGGCGGCGTTGGAGAGCGCGTCCATGTGGGTGTCCTGGGGCGACGCCTGGCCGCCGGTGGCCACGTTCAGCGGCACGATCAGCTCGTCCCCGCCGTCGATGGGCGGCAGGTTGTTGTCGGCTCGGGCCTCGTTGCGGGTCAGCCACGGGCCGCCCACGGAGGCCTGGAGGATGCTCGCCCGCTCCTCGAAGCTGCCCTTGAGCTTCTCGGTCAGGTCGAACTCGACATAGGTCGATTCGTCCGCGCCGATCATGGGCAGCAGGAAGGCGTTGAGGCGCTGCTGGAACATCTGCAAGGCCGGCCCCAGACACTCGGCATACAGCGCCCTGGCGTTGTCCTTACTGGACGCATACGTCTGCGTGTCGCTGTGCCAGACCAGCGACGGGTTGATGCCGTAGGCCGCGGCTACCGCCTCCCGGGAGAGCTTTATCGACTCCGCCCACTGCTGCTCCTTGAAGGACGTGGAGAAGGGCTTGATCTCCATGCCGTCCTCCATCAGCGGGATCTTGCCGGCGTTGGAGCCGCCAGCGCCCCAGGCCTCCCGGAAGGCGTCGATCCAGGCCTTTTTGGTCTCGTCGGTCCAGGGGGCCACGTCCTTGGGGCGGACGATCTGCGCGTTCAGCCGTCCGGAGGATCGCCACAGCTCCCGCCGGAAGCGTCCGGCCTGGATCTGCTCCTCCAGCGTCTGCCGGAGGGCGGAGATCGGCGAAATGTAGCCGCCGGGATTGCCGGGCGAGTACGTGTTGAAGCGCACGAACTCCGAACGGGGAATCTCGATGGCGCTGCCGCCATTGCTGACCACGGTGATGCTGGCCGGCGCGTAGTTGTTGGCCTTCGCCGTGCTGGTGACCCAGTCGGTGGGGATGATGCGCGCCTGAACGCCCGCGGGGCTGTCGGCGTCCGGCAATATCCACACGTAGACGCAGCCAAACACGAAGTACTCGATGGCCAGCGCCCGCATGAACTCATACTCGGTCTGGTCTGCGTTGGGCCGCCACAACAGCCGCGCCGCCAGGCTGGTCCGGTCCCGCTGGCGATCGTTCTCGTCGTTACGGGTGTACACCTTCAGCGGCAGCTGGGCGATGCTGTTAGCCAGGAAATTGACCACCGCCGCCAGGTTGTCCTGGGTGTTGTACAGGGTCCGCGCGGTCAGCGTCAGCACCTCGGTGGGCGCGTCCGGTCCGAAGCTGTACAGCACCAGGCTCGGGCGGAACAGACTCCGCCAGCGCTCGATTATTCCGGGCATCTGCCCGCCTCCTCTCTCAAACAAATATCAGGCTCCCGCCGTTGGCATAGCTGCTCTCGTAGATCTTCCGCGCCGCCGGGTCGGGCCGGGTGGCAGCGGTGAATGCCATTATGCAGGCGAACAGCGGCGCGATGTCGTCCGGGCTCTTGACCCGATCCGGCAGGTCTACGCCGCCGCCCATCCTTCGCAGCTGCATGGTCTTGCCCGGGGCGTCCATGACCGGCTGCGGGAGATGTTTGATCGGCACGCCGCCGCGAATCTCGCCGTTCGGGGATGCAGGGGCGCTGGCGGCGATGCCGTCATAAAAGCGCCCCCAGCCGTTGGACAGCTCCACGCCCTCGATGGCCAAGCGCTCTATGCCCTGGATCGTGCAGATCTGCTCGGCCAGGCCGCTGACCGGCGCCCCTCGGCTCTGGAAGGCCAGCTTCATCCGGCCCCGCATGGCGCGCTGCCTGAACCAGTCGATCGCCCACTCGGTGCCGACCCTGCGGGCCACGACCTCGATGTGCCAGCTGCCGTCCGCCCGCTGGCCGCACACGCCGATGGAGGTCCAGCGGCGATCCTGCGAAAGGTCGATGCCGTAGTAGACCTCGGCGTCCTCGGCGATGCGGGATTGCGGATCAATGCCCGCCTCCCATGCGCCGTCCGGAAACGGCGACACCAGCAGGGTCTCCACCTGCTGACACATGCACTCAGCACGGAATTTCGCCTCCGGGAACGTCTGCCGGTTAGAGAGCAGCGCCCGCTCGGTCAGCCTGCCATAGTCCAGCGCCGGGTTGGCCTGGGCGAGAGCCTCCAGGTCGTCGGTGGCCGCGCCCTCGGGGGCTGACCACTCGAACAGGCCCAGCGTGCTGCCGTCCACGTCGCCGCCGAAGTTGAGCCGGTTGCCCATGGCCTGCGCCCGCAGCTGGCGAAGCACGATGCTGTCTGGGTCGCCGGCGTTGGAAAAACAGACGATCAGGCCGTTGGGCTTGGCGTTGATGGAGGCCGCTGCCGCCGACCAGGTCTCCCAGTCGCGGTGCTCGCGCACCTCGTCCAGCATGACCAGGTCGTTGCTGTCGCCGCGGCCGGCCCTGCGCGTGGGCGCGCCCACCTTGTAAACCCGGTTGCCCTTCAGCACCAGCTTCTTTTTGCCGTTGGTGCGGCTGATGCGCTCCACGTCCTGCGCCAGCTCGGGGATGTCCTGCTGGTCCCGTATGACCGCCTCCCAGACCTCCTCGGCCTTGTCCAGCGAGAGGGATGTGCCGAATACGTTGGCCACCATCAGGACGTTCATGAAGAACGATGCGATGACTTCGGAGAGCACCGTCTTGCCGTTCTGCCGGCTGACCATGAACAGCACCACCCGGAACCGGAACGACCACCGCCCGCCCAGGTCACCGACGATCTCCAGCGCGTGGATCAGCGCCCACTCCTGCCAGGGGTACAGGTCCTTCCCCAGCACGGTGTCGGCGTACTCGATGCAGGCATAGCCCAGGGACGTCTCCTCGGTCAGCGGTCGAAGCTCCGGCGTATAGAGCCGGGGAACGGTGACGCCGGTCATTTGACCACCTGGAATTTCCTGCGCAAGCTGTCCAGCTCGGACATCTCCTTGGGCGCGTCGTCGCCGATCACGTCCCGCAGGGCGGTCAGGGACCGGGTGTAGGCGGTCAGCAGCTTCTCATAGGCCGTGAAGGCGGGGTTTTCCCGGATGCCGGTCTGGCCGCCGCCGTTGTCGTATGGGATGACGATCGCCTGATCCCGGAGGCCTGCCTTGCTCTCCTTGAGCTTCTTCGCCATAAATATGACCTGCTCGGCCAGCACCGTGGCCTGCGGCCTTATTCGGCTGTCGACGTTCGCGCAGATTTTGCTCGCGACCACGGTTCCCACCCCTCATATCGTCCGTCGTAATCGTTGATGCCGTCGAAATAGTCCAGGTATCACTCCCACATTGGCCCACCCCTATCCATCAGCCTCGGAGGGGGAAAAGACTGCCGGCGTTGGTCTCTTCCAATTTCGCGCGCGCGAAGATTTTTGGGCCCCTCCCCCGTTTTTACCGTCAAATTCCGTGTCGTTTTTTGTATTTTTCGTCTACCAGATCCGGGATCGCATGCCCAAATCGTTCTCGCCGTTGGTGCCGTCGCCCCTGGCGCGGTTGCAGCGCAGGTGTGCGGCCGCCACGTTGTCCAGGTCCAGCTCGCGCTCCGGGGCCTTGCTGACCGGGATCACGTGGTCAGGCTCCCAGGACTCTGGCGTGGTGGACGGTCTGGCGGTATAGTCGATGGGCATGCCGCAGATGTGGCAGACGGCCCGGGCCTTGCGATCCCGGTCCCATGCCAGGCGCCGGACCCTCGGCCAATATCCTGATCGTGATGCCATGCTTGCCTCCAAAGCGAAGCCCGCGCTGATGGCTCGGCAGTGCGGGCATGGAAAGGGGAAGTTGTCGAGGAGGCGGGGCTGCGCATCCGCTGGCATCCGTGGAACGTCTGCCATGTCCCCGCCTGTCGACGGTATGATTATGGTGCGCGCCGGCCCTCGGTTTATCCCCGGTTTTCATCCAGCGCCCGGTCCAGTTCGATGTAGAACAGCTGGGCGGTCACGTAGAACTGATTGCGCCCGATGGGTGGGCGCGGGGCCTGGTACTCCCACGCCCGGCCCTCGGTGACG